CACCGTGACCGCAGTAGCCGCACCCACCCTCACCGACTCCGACGGCGTCGCCGCCGCAGCCGTCGTCCGGGGCAACATCTACCGACTCGACACGGCAGTCACCACGAGCCCTGCCGGCGAAGACGTCGCTGTTGCCTACAGCATCACCGGGAACAACTCCCCGATGACGTACATCACCAAGGACTCCGTCCTGTACGTGGCGAAGTCCGAAACGTCAACCTCCCTGGTTGTCACCGGCATCTCGACCGTGATCGACCCGACCGACCCGCGCTTGGATGGAATCTCCAACTCCGTCACCCTCGCAGTCTCCGGAACGATCGTCACGGACTGGCCCGGTGCCGGCAAGATCGCGGGCATCACCATCAACGGTGTCCAGGTCGCATCCGTCGCAGTCGGAACCCTGACCTACGCGCTGACCCTCCCGGCCGGCACGAAGGTCACTCCGAAGACCGTCAAGGTCGACACCATCGGTGGCCCCGACGTGACAACCACCGTTGTTGCCGGTGCCCCCGGCTACACCGTGACCGTCAAGGTCGACTCCGGTATCGGTGCAGGGAACACCAAGACGTACGTGGTGACCGTCACCGTCCCGTGACAAGGACTTCGGTTCCGGCCTAGCAGCCGGGTCGTGTAGCCGAGGAGAGAAGCCGGGAATGTTCACACATTCCCGGCTTTTCGCTGTATACTCACAGTTACCTATAGGAGGCCAGTTCCGTGACCCAACCGCCGTTCGGCACAGCGATAGAACACCACGCCGGCCAAGAATTCAATTACGCCGTGTGGAACGCCGACACCAAAGTGTCCTTCCACAATGTGCCGTGGAACAGCGACTACCGGGATTTGTGGTTCCCCAACACCCAAGCCGAATTCGACAACTATCTGACGGCGCACCAGGGGCCGACATGGGAAAACATGACCCTGTGTCCTGTCAACAAACCAATCCGTGTCGGGCTCCCGTTCAACCTGTGCTACAAGTACAACTATCTTCGGGTGTACAACCCGGCAGAACCCACCGGCCACGGCGACGAACCGCGCGTGTTCTACTACTTCATCAAAGACGTCAACTTCCTTGCCCCCGACACCACCGAAATCAGTGTCCAGCTTGATGTATGGGCAACGTTCTCCCGGTTCCTCACGTTCGGTAACTGCTACATCGAACGCGGCCACATCGGGGTTGCGAACGAGGACACCTTCGAAGACCACGGACGCGAATACCTGACCGTCCCCGAAGGACTCGACGTCGGCAACGAGTACGTCACGCAGTTCGCCAACGAGTACACCATTGCCGACAAGGACACCGCGTGCGTTCTGGTTGCGGCAACGACGAACCTGTTGGCCGATCCGGGCACACAGGAAAAGCCAACGATGTACACGGCGCACGGTTCCGAATTTGAAGGTTTGCCGAATGGCATGGATCTTTACCTTTTCGAGAACGTCACCAAGTTCCGTGCAGCCATGACCTACTTCGCAACATACCCGTGGGTTGCCCAAGGCATTGTCAGCATCACAATGGTTCCCGTCGACTACAACGGAATCAAAACTGCCGGCACCGGTGTTTCCGAAGTCGAACTGGCCGGCGGGTCCAGCGGAATCATGGCACTCCAACTTTGGGGTGACATTGACGTCCCCGGAACCACCATTGTCACACCCACCTTCCGGAACCACTTCACCCTCCCCGCCCGGTACACACACCTGTTGAAATTCAAAACGTACCCGTACAGTGTCATCGAAATGACCACCTACGAGGGAACCCCACTCCTGTTGAAGCCGGAATGTATCGCGACGGACACTTTGCAGTCACGGCTTGTGCAACACATCGCACCACCGTCAGCCAGGATCATTGTGTACCCGTTGAAATACAACGGCAAAAAGTACGCCAACGACACCGAGGCGTGGGCCGACATGGACACCTCCAAAGAGGTGATCAATGACCGGTCCGAATTCCTGGACATGACCACAGGCATTTTCGACCTTCCCATGTTCAGCATCGTGAACAACTCCTACCTCAACTACATGGCATCCAACGCCCACCGGATCGCCTACTCCTACCAGAACGCGGAATGGACACAAGCACGAGCACAGGCCGGTGTGGCGCTCGGCTACAACCAGGCCACGAACTCGATGGACACCCAAATCCAACAGGCAATGAACCAGGTCCAATCCGGCTACAGCCAAACCGACGCAGCCAACCGTAACCGTATGGCCCAAGCAGCATTCAAGGGTATGGCAAACATGGGTGTCGACATTGGCAACGGGGCAGCCAACGGAGGAATGGCCGGAGCCGTCACCGGTGCCGCATTCGGACTCGGGAACATGGGTTTCGACCTTGCCAGCGCTGGCATGGACAACGCAACCCAATTAGCAATCACCTCAGCACAAATGAACGCCCTCCAAGGCAACGCTCTCCTCTCACGAGGGAACGCCGGCTACCAGCGCGACACGAACCAAGCCTACGGTTCCTTTGCTGCCAAAGGTGATTACGCGAATGAGATTGCGGGCATTAACGCCCGTGTGCAGGATGCCCGTTTGTTGCAACCGACCACGGCAGGACAATCCGGGGGTAGTGCGTTCAACATTGCCATGTTCAAGTGGGGTGTGTTCTGGAAGTACAAAATGTTGCAGCCGGCAGTCATGGCAGCCATTGGGGAATTCTGGTTGCGTTACGGGTATGCGATCAACCGGTTCGGCAGGATGCCAGCCAACTTCCGGGTCATGGAAAAGTTCACGTACTGGAAGTTGCGTGAATCGTACATCACTTCGGCGTCAATGCCGGAACAGTACAAGCAAACCATTCGGGGCATTTTCGAAAAGGGTGTCACAGTGTGGACAAACGCGGCAGATATGGGATACATTGACATTGCGGATAACGCACCACTAACAGGAGTAACACTGTGAGCAGCCCGAAGCCGACCGATTACGTCGGCAACATGTGGAACGATTTCCGCAGGGGCAACTTCGCCACCGAACAAGCAACCCTCATCGAACGCTTCTACATGCGATACCTCACCGAACTCGCCTGCAACCGGTTCATCTGGAAAGGGCTCCCGTCCGCCGACGAACCCGACGGACCCCTCGGCGACTGCCGGCCCCGCTACATGGAACTCACCCTGTTCCGGTACGCCCTGGTCGTGTTCTTCCAGCACAAGGCGTGGGACAACCGGTTCCTTGCGTTGCGGGCTGCACAGAATGGGCCGATGGATATTTACTTCGACCCGACCGCATTCCATATGATCGGCAATGGAACGTCCCCCAAGATTGACGGCCACACCGTTTCCGGCAAAGACGCCATCCCGATCTGGGCAAACTATTTGCGTGCACCTGACATGGACCTTGTATCCATCTACGTCCGTCGGATGGCAAAGTTTGACCGCACCGTCGAAATCAACCTTGACGCGATGCGGCACCCTTTCGTCATGGCAGCCGACCAATCCACCAAAGCCTCCGTCATGGAATTCTACCGGCAAGTCGACCAGGGGCAGCCCGTCATTTGGGTACAAGGTGCACTCGCGGACAGCATGGAAAAGTTCGTCAAAGTGTTGGACATGGAAATTGATTCCGACTTGATCACGAACCTGTTGATCGACAAAAAGAAGGTGTGGCAGGAATGTCTCACCTTCCTTGGTATCAACAACGGCAACCAGGACAAACGCGAACGACTCGTCCAAGCCGAAGTGTCAGCGAACGACTCCGAAGTCCTCGCAGCCCGAGCCATTGCACTCGACGCACGCCAACAGGCATGTGACCGGATCAACAAGAAATGGCCCGAACTTGACGTGTCCGTCGAATGGAACACCAAGGTCGACGCAATGGGAGACATGCCCGGAATGGCAATCGGGAACGCCGGCGTAGCCGAAATCAAATCCGGCGAAGGCAAAGTTTCCACCCCCGGCGTCAAGTCGACAGGAGAGTGACATGGCAACCTTCACCATCCGGGTACACGAACTACGCCAACAGGGATTCGACTTCGGCCTCACCAAAACCGACTACCCGATCTACAACGAAAACCTTCGCGGCATCCTCGACTTGGAAGGCAAGTGGC